CGTTACATCAAAACCACCACCCCAAATAAATTCACCAGCAACAGGAACGGCATTAAATGTAGTTCTACCATAAAAGTTTTCAGCAGTATCTAAATTAAAGGTAAAGTCACTCACCGGGTTTCTATAACTATAAAAATTTTCTTCAGATGATACATCACTAAATCTGCTACTTATAAATTGATTTTTATTTTGTGTAGATTGAAATGGTGCTAAAGATGTTGTCTGTCCGTACAGCCAAGATGTGTCTATAGTAGGATTAGTTAATAAAAGCGGAGTTAAATCATATCTCCTCACAGTATTATAATCTGCATCATTAGAGGTGTATGTACTAATCCCATCACTTTGATTAGCTGAACTATTATCTAACCAGGGGTATGTTGCAGGCAATATAACACTCCCACCCTCAACAGCAGAATTTGTATAAACAGGATCTTCTGATTGTTTAACCATTCTACTTCTATTACCAGCAATCCTTGAAACTAACCTCAGACCTGTTTGTTCTTTGTTAGCTAGGTTAATAAAGAATGTTTTAGATATAACAGCTCCTCTTGGATCATCTAAGTTAGATACTTCTTGAGCATAGAATCCAGCAAAAATCTTAGTAACCGAATTTCTTCTAAGATTTTGAACATTACCTTGATCATCAATTAATGTTACTACCAATTCACCTTGAGCATTTCTTAGTATCTCTGTGAATTCATCTAATCTTGCTTGCATCTCCGAAAGCTTAGTAAATAAATCAATCGGTGTCTGGTTTTCTGATAAGAAACCAGAAGCAATAACTGGAGATGAATGCGCATAGTAATTCTCATTAGCAGTAAATGAACTACTTAAATGTTCTTGTATTCCTAATTCATTTAAATCTTGTTCTAATGAAACTTTTGCTAAATCTTGTTGATTTTGATTAATAATAGCTTCAACTGCATTATCAGAACTAAGATCTGTTGGGAACGGTATAATCACAGCAGATGACCAATCACTCTCCAGTGGATTAGATGGCCACCCTGCCTCTGAAATAGATTTAACCTGCACTTCTACCTGTTCTCCTTTTCTTATTGGAATATCTAATTGATTAATATTAACTGATTCTGCATTGTCTGCATCAATAGCAACCCACTCATAAGTACCTGTTATAGGATTTTTAGTTCTAGGTCTTAGTGTACTATCTACTATATTATAATTAGAGAATGCACCTTGGCTAGAACCAGACCCATCAGTAAATTCAAATTGATCAACTGGGTTTGCAGCACCATCATTAGAAAGATATCTATATCTTATTTTAAATTTAACAATAGATTGTGTTCCTGTTGCAGGTGTTGATTTTTCTTCAGGCATTGCCCAGAAACCTCGAGCTCTATATTTAGGTGATATACTTGATACTGAATTGTCTTGTCTCTTTGCATCTATTTCTTTAACAACCGATGCATATAATTCTGCTTGTGAAGATCTCTCTGTAATTAGACCTTGTAATGCATTTATATCAGCATCTCTTTCAACCTCGGTAGAATAATTAGTTGTTTGTATCTTAGTTCGGCTTTGTGAAATTGCACCATCCTCTTCTTTAATAGTTGCCTCTATAGTATTCTTTTGGTTATTAAGATCTGTTAGTTCTATTATAGCAGGTGAATCACTTACTTGCCCGTTAACAAGCTTAACACTAAAATCATCAACATTAATACTTGGTGCATTTGGTTTTACTCCTTCTCTTGTTGTTGGTATTTTATCATCTGCAAAAGAAAGTAACATTGAACCAAAGTCAATTGCACTTTGCTGATAATATTCTCCTAATGTTTGTTGATTACCTGCTGCATTAATAGTGGTTAATGTATTTGTATAAAAAGCACTACCGGGAGACCAATTAACAGCAGGTATTTTTGAGTCAGGATCAATAGGTTTAACAAAAGTAACACATCTTTCATTAAAACCTACAGTTACATCAACCTGTATATTATCTTCCAGTGTTGATGATATTTTTAATATATCAGCACCAATTCTTATCGGCTCGGCGCCTTCAACCAATTCTACAATAACTGTATTTGTACTTGAATCTACTTTGATAATTCTATACCTTGTATTAATAGGATTAGTAATAACCTCAAGGCTATCACCCACTGCTAGTTGTACTGTATCATCAAAATCGGCCTCTGAGTCAGTATAAAATATCTTATTTAGTTTATATTGTTTCCGTTGAGCAGTGACACTAACACCGTTAATCTCCTCCGTAACGGTAGCATCTGATATTCTTAGTACACTAAAGTTTCCAGTATATCTTTTTACTCTTGGTGGTAAATCAACTACCGCTTCATCTAATACATATGAAATGTTCTTTTCAACAATCTGTTGTAAAAAGCTATTAAAATCTATATCCGCCCTTCCTTCAAAATTATCTTGAAAATAATTAATCTTAGTTTGCGTATTAGTATTTAAAATGTATCTTTGTATTATAGCCCTCTCAGTGTCAATAGGTACCTGTCCTGTCAAATCAAATGAAATGTAAAGGAGTGGGTTAATTAATTCTTCAAAAAACCAATTAGGTTTAATATTAAAATTTTCTATTGAATTAATTGAAGTTAAGTCACTTGCCTCGGTTGGTAACTTAGCTAAAACTAATTTTCTAAATGTACCATCCGATAATCTTATAGAGCTATCAGAACCGTTTACATTGGTAATTGTATTAATGTTTGATTGTAATCTATCTACTGAATTCTTTAAAAAACCAAAACTTGGAATAGTTACCCTTGAATTAGTTCCATCATTATTCTGTATATTAATCGTGACCGATTCATTACTAGAAGTTATGGCCTGATTAACCTTTTCAAAACTCTCTAACGAATTATTAAAAAGTCTAAGAAGCTCCGGTAAAAGTGTTGATATTGAATTGTTTTCAGCCATTAGTTTTTCTTCTTTCTTTTATTATTTATTTAATTATATCATATACGAAACTAAGTACACCTTGCTCTGTGCATATAAATTCAATAATAGGTTTAGTAGATATATCCGCATTAGGAATTACTCCCATTGACATACCATAAGAACCGTTATTGAGCCTACTTGGAGAATCTGTCCAAACACGTATATTTCTTGATCCTATATTTAGATTATTATTAAATGCTAATCTTAAGGTTTGTCCAGTTTTCCATTGAATATCTAAATCATCAACATAAATATTTAAATCACCGCCTGCCTCGTTCACAGTATCTAGTCTTAACATATTAGTATATGTTCTTAGTGCCGTGAATACCTGTGGTGTTGCTTGATTTAAGTTTAATGGATTAGCTACAGTTATTTGAACCTCATCTTTATTAAATGGAACCATAAAAGTATAATCTTGTGCTGCTAAAGAAATAGTAACAAGGTTAGGTGTATTTGTATCTACTGTAATACCAGTTCCTTGTCTTAGAACATCGGTATTATATTGTAATGATACCGGAACATTACCATTTGCTAATCCTTGAATTTCATCCGAGTTCTTAGCGATAAGATCAAGTAAAACAGTATCATTAGCAAAAGCTAAGTTAGCACTATCCAATTGATTCTGCACACTTGTAATCTGTGCCTGTAAAGATGTTACATCAGCTACATTAGTTATCTGATTTTCTAGTGTTTGTACCTTTTGATCCAACTCAGATATTTCTAATTGCTGTGTTTGGAATATTTTTGCAGATTCTTGCAGTTGTGCAGTTGCTTCACTGAAGAGTTGCATTGAAAATGTATTATAGTCATTGACAATTGTGTCAATTCCAGCGGTTCCTGGCGAAGCATCAAATCGTAAATTAATTTTAAATCCATAACTGTTACCGTTTTGGCCTGTTACTTTATTAGGTTTATATTTAGGGTATCTTTGAATATAACCCCCATCTGTTGTAGGTGTGATATTATCTACAAGTAAAATACCATAAAGGTTAGTTACTGTATTTGCTGTGTTGCTTGTATCAACTAAATCATAATAAACCAATACTGAATTAAATTCAAATGTATTTGATAAATCACTTCCATTAAATTGTGGAATAGTAGAAATAGTTGGATCTGTTATAATTTGTTCATAATCGTTTGCGGTAAAATCAACCGTAATTCCATCAAGCTGAGATCTTACGTATGCAGAACCGCTAAATCCCGCAGGAGGAGGGCTACTATAATCAGCAGGATACTTTCTTATATCAACATTCACTGTACTAGTAAATGTAATAGGTTCTGTAAAATAAGAATTCAATGTTGTTGCTGGTGTTGGTTCTTGCATCCAGTTTGCATTAGGATCTGTATAACCAGCAGGACCACCACCTAATAATTGATTATCATAATCATAAAAAGCATTGATGCTTAATCCTTGTGGCTGGATTGTGCTAGCGTTACGACCTAGAATAAATTCATCCTTACCTTGTATGCTTAAGCTCGGTTGGTAATTTGCATCAGAGATTGAATCAAATAAAATAGTTGGTGTTCCTCCTACTTCAGTTGGTACATTTATATAAAGCTCGGTATAAGCTTCTCCAGCTTTATCAACATTATTAACAATATCAATATCACCAACATATTGTACAACTCTTCTATACTGCTTACTACCAGTTGTTATTTGATCTTCTTCAACAAATAGAGGTCTTGATACACCAGGATTCTTTTCAAGATTAGTTGCAGCACGGAATCGCATTGCACCAGTTTCTTTCATCCATTTAAAAAATACTCTCTCGGCAACAGATCTCTGTATTGTATTATCATAAGAAGTATCACTAATAATTAACTCCTCTAAGTTCAGCGCGTAATTCTGAAGACTCTCAGCAAAGTTAACATTAGGATCACCCTTTAGGCCACCGCTTGCAATCATACCGTCAATAGTATCAAACTGCATATAATTCTGATAATTACTAAATGTAGTAGGATCTAATTTATCAAAGTCTGGGATATTTAAAAGCACAAACTTAGAAAAGACCAACTTAAGATTATCATTATTAAGGGTCTTTGAAAGATCTCGAGCAGATGAGGAGAATGTATAAAATGTTCCTCCATCAGCCTGCGGTGTTTTAATTAATGGTGCCGTTGCCATGTATCGTTTTTCTTTTTATTAAACTATTGTATATCCAGCTCCACCTACTAAGAACCAAACTCCATTACCTGTACCATCATCAACACATAACAAGTGAACCGTTTCACCTTGTGCATCCAACTCAATATTAGTACCACCTGGTAATACTAATGGAGTAACTGCACCGGAGATACTTATAACACCAGTCTGTGCCTGCGAGTATACAAAGAATATTTCTTGACCAATAGATCCATCGTTAAGTAAAATTGATACAGGTGCTCCTGTACTGTTACCACACCTTTCAGAAGTGTAAGGTGGTACAGCAGTACTGGTTCCTACGTTAATAGGTAAACCTGCAGCAAATACATCATCCAATGTTTGTGGATCTACATCATTTCTAATTAAACCCCCACCATTAAGATTTAAGTTTCCTGTCATATCAACATTCGTTAGAATGTCAAATGTAGAAGCATTAATATCTAATAAGATGGAACTTAAACCTACTCTTAATGATTCTGTTTTTATATCATTAAGGTTAGTGATAGTACCAGCAGTAGGGTTAAAGTAAACCTCCATTGCATTAATTTCGCTTGTTAAAATATTGAAGTTATCATTCAATACTAATCTGGATCCTGATAAAGAATCTGTTCCAAGAATTTCTGTTACGCTAATTGCCATTTCTTTTCTATTTTATTACTAGGATATTTCTACCCTTTTTATATTTATTCCCATTCGTATCTGTAAGTTCAAGAGTGATCTCGTATTTACCAGATTCCTTAAACAGATAAGTTAAGTATTTACTCTCAAAATATATATCGGCCATCTTAGAGTTAGTTGTATTCTTTATTATCCATCTAGGCTTGGCCTTACCTGGAATCTTACATTTATCATAAACGAACATAAGCCAGGTCATTTTCGGTAAAGTTTTACCGTTATTTATAAATTTAGCAGTATTCCACGTTGGGTTACTTGCTTTACTTAAACCTTTTCGGTATATGATACTAGGACACCCTGTTGCACCTGTTGGGAAAGGTGCACCTGTTATTCCAGTAGATGGGCATACTCTATCACCATCTGCATAAACCATATCAATATATTTCCAATCACCGTGAACTCCAAAATATCTACATACTGCTTGAATAAATTTTTCATTACTTGATGCATCATATACTACATTATAAACATACTTATTGATAATTCTATTGGTACTAGCATTTAAACCAGCCGCAGCTTCAGCTAGCGTGTTTGTGGTAGTATCGAAGTAATGCTCTGCCGTTTCACCATTTATATCTGTTATTTTAAGATAAGTTTCTGGAACAACTTCTTTAAACTGAAAGAATGCAGGAGTATCACCAGTCGTACTAGTCATATCCCACCACAAATGATAAGTATCATTCCACCCACCAGTAGTTAAATTATCCCATCTATACGGACCTGAAAAACTAGCCTTCCCATCATCTTGGTAATTTAATAATTGAAAATCTGGGGATGATCCTAAACCAAAATTATTAAGAATAGCATTTACTCTATTAAGTGAAGTATATAAACCTGGGGTTTCTTCATCCCATGTCACTTTAGGTTCCAGCGGTAAATTCCACAGAGAACCATAATCTTTCCATAAATAAGTTCCTTCACTTGACCATGTATAATTTGATTTTCTTGCTTGATACCATCCTGAATATTCTACTTCCCTACTCTCAACACATATAAAATCTGTTTTAACATTTGATGATATATTATTGTATAAATCATAGAGTTTCATTTCTACACTATATAATCCTACATAAGGTAATATTAAAGGTAATTTATTGTACTGTGAAAGAGGGCCCCTAAACACCTTGTAGTAAGCCGGGGAAACGTCTGTAGCATCTTTATAGACTGTCCATTCTATTTCCTCAAAATTTCCTCGTTCAATACCATCCCAAGTAAATAAAGTTTCACCAGGCAATTGATTAAATAACAATTTGGAGCCTACTGTTGATTGGCATGCTACAACTAAATTATTAACATTTTGACCGAATAACCTAACGACATCACCAGTAACAACATTCTCCTTACTTATATCAAAAAATGTCCACGGGGCTGTGAATGAAGCCTTAAGAGTAACTAATTGATTATATAGAGCATCACGAACCTCGGTATCGGTATCTCCTAATACGGCGGTATATGTAGCGCCTGTATTAGTACCTGGATCAGTGACAGTAAATATATCACCAACAGAAACACCTTGTGGATCAATGTCAAATGTAAAGAAATTATTTGCACTATTTAATTGATCCCATGTAGAATTTACATTATCCCATGTTATATTATTAAAAGAATCATTTTCTAATATTGTTAATGCACCCACCGGGATACCTGGTTTATCAGGTAAATAATAGGATGATTTTCCATCAGGCCAAGCACCAACCCTATGTAAATTTGGAGCATACCTTGTAAAGTATGCTAAGAATGCATCAGCCAAACCAGAAACAGTAACATTATTACCATCATAAGGCTCTCCAAGTGGTCCATTTAAATCAGGACCAACTGGTGCTGGTGGATAAACTTCTCCAGTGACCCATGGACCAAGGATTAGATTTCTCCCAATACCATTACCACTTAATGGGGCAATATAAGCATTACAGAAACTAACTATAGCCTCATCTACGATGGCTTCTGATTGCAGGCAGAAAGAAGAGAAAGATCTCAGGTCTTCCATGTATATACAATCATCAGTAGATAACTTAAAGCTTGTATCTATTCCAGCTACAATTTCTGTCTTATCATTTCTACTAATAGTATTTACAACCTCTAATAAACCAAAGAAGTCTGCTTCACCAGTTATATCTTTTATTCTTGCATTAAGAGGAAGAAATTCATTTTCTAATTTTTTCTTTAATCCAAATAACTTAATCAGAATCTCCTCTATTGTAAAATCAAAATTTTCCTCGGTTAATGGTAAATCCTCAATGTCATATCTATCCGGTATAATTTTATTAATACGATAAACTAAACTAAACAAACTAGTTTTTCTAAATCTTTTATTAGGTAAAGTTATAGACTTATCGTTTAATTGAACAATAGGATCAAATATATCAATATTATTACTTTGAATATATTTACCAAACATTGGTGAGTTAGCATCTACATTTTTCCAAAATTCTTTTACTTTTAAAGTATCATAACCAAAAAATTTAATAGCATTAACCAAACCTTTGTAAGAACCAATCCAAGGATAGATGTTAGAACCTTCTAACATGATTTCTTTTCTCTTTAAATTTACCTCTTCAAAATTAGGGAGGATTTCTTTTATGTTAGTATCTCTAAATACACTACTATCAGATTCTAAAACATTATAACCCATATTCTGAGTCATAACTCTTAATCGTTCATCTTCACCAATAGTTTCACCCCATATTAATATTTCCGCAATAACATTACCGGTACAATCATCTTTAATTAATAAAGTTCTTTTAAATGTATTTTCAGTTTCAGATCTTATTGCAAGATTAACTTGTAATGCTTCTGACTGAATCTGGTCTGTAATAATATAACCTAGAGGGTTAACAGTTTCGGTAGGATCACTATCCAAAGGGATTTCTAATTCTGTTATTACTTGTAACGGTGGACCATCAGGTTCTATCTCTAATGATGTTTGTGTCCCAGTATTAAAATTCATATTAAATTGAAATAAAAATATCTCAGTAGGATCTGTGGTTTGCCATTCTGCTACCCAATTACATATCCCATCAGTAGACCCGGTAGTACCCGTAGCTACTTCAATGCCATGAGGGAATCCAAATTTCTTTGTATTAGTATTCTTATCTATAAATTCTTGTAATATAAATAATTGTCCCACTTCAAATAAACCGATAGAAACTTCAGGCAAGTAAATAGAACCTGACCATTTATCAGCAGAAGTATCATAATCAAAATTATAATACTTACCATTCTTATCAAAGAAATTTAAATGTTGCCAATTATTAGCCATCTTAATTTATTTTTTGATAATCTTTAGGTACTCCAAAATTATAATAGATTCTAAGATACTTGACTTTATTAATCCAATATGTCATAATAGGTTTTAAGTAAACTTGTATAAAAGTAGCAAGCCTTTCATTCCTGAACATGTAACTTGAAAAGGAATTCTTCATAAGATTTTCATTATAATCATTTCCTAGATTTTTCAAGTGCCACCCATCTTCATATGTGGCTTTATATACACTTGGCATACCGGTTCTTCTTTCTGTAAATTTATTCATATTACTTTCCTTGTATTGCTTTTAATGTAGGATTATCCTGTAACCTACCGGTATTAGTGCTCCTAGAATTTTTAGATGTTGCGATCGTTGTACCTCTACTTCTCTTAAGATCTTGGAACTTAGACTGTTGTGTTTTATTATAAAGGTTATTAGGTATAGCTCCTTTAAAGAATATGTTAAGTGAACTAATGGCATTCTTGTTTGGGGTAGCTTCATAATAAGTTCCATTTCTATCATCCCATCCACCTCTTATAATTGCTAATTCTTCAGGCCCAATTACAATATCACCAAAACTATCTAATCCTAACTGAGGATCTTCATCAGCTTTTAATTCAACTTTTGTTGTTTCTATAAGTACCTTTTGCTCTGTTACTGGATCTACACCGTATGTAGGTACTTCATAGAAGCCCTCCGCGATAGCAGTTTCATTTCTTTCTGAGATAAAGAATACATTTACGGAATCTACACCTTCTACATTTTCAATAATACCGATTAAATCAGATCGCGGTATTCTATCTCTTCTATTAATTGAAAGGAAGTACGTACTTAACTGTTCTCTAATAGATGCATGAATCTCATCTCTATCAAATCCCTCAACATATCTTAATACAATATTAAGAGCATACTTCTGGATTATAGGATCATTGATTCTAACTTCTGCTGTAACAATTTGTCTACCGCTTTGATCCAATATTTCATATACCATTTCCTTTTCATCGGCAGTCATTGAAAACTCTTCAACAGGTACATTAAAATAATCCATGTCGCTAGTTATCTTTTTTGAAACATCAGGTATTAAAAATAAATAGACAACATTATCATCATCTAAGTATTGGTCATCCTTTGTGTTATATGCATCAATGAAAGAAAAGTAATCATACTTACTTAAATAATAAATATAGTTATTAGGATTAGCCAAAACAAATGAATTACTCTGATATGGTGCAATTAATCTAGTAAATGCAGGATCTTCACTATCGGAACCAAAATTAGGATTCCTAACAATGTTTAATGCTAATACCTCATTAAGATCTACATCTTGGCCAGTTGAATCTGTACCAGGTTCTTTGAATTTTAAATCTAGATTTTTACCCCCAATGTTTCCAGCTGATCCTCTAGTCTTTACATAAGTAACCTTAATAATAGATCCTAATGCAGGCGGTTCTCCAAATTGTTTATTACCAAAGAATATAGTTAATCCACTATTTACACTGGTTTTAACCATTACTGCATTCTCCCCATTATTCATATCATATAATGAATTTACATTCTTCCATAATTTACCATCAACATGAACATCTACCATGTATTGGTCAGTAGGATCTTTTGTTGTTAAATTATAACTTTGTAATGATGTACCGGTTCCAGTAAATGTTTGGTCTTCTACTTCACCTTGTATCAATTGCACATTCACAAAAGATTTCGTGGTTTTTTCTAATCTAATATAATCGCTGTCAAACTTTAAAAAATATGATAAACTATTTTGTCCTATCTCCAATGGTATGAGATTCATTATTTGAATGTAATCACCCTCTACTAAACTGGCAGCCGAAGTATTTAATCTTAATCCAATTATACCTTGCGCAGAAATTCCTCTAGTAGGATCATGTCCAGTTAATCTTGATAATCCATAAATAGATTCAATGTTTCTGGCTCTACTAATATTAAGCTCTGTTGCAACAGCCTCAATATAAAATAGAATAAGCTCCCCTAAATTTGCAACAACTGTAAGTATTTGTCCAAACGGTGACGCAGGAGTAAAAACCTCACCTGCCTGATCATACTCACGCTGTAAGTATTGAAAAGCATCATAAAATAACTCTGTTGCTTTTATTCTTGTTTTACTAAAAAATGACATTAACTATTTTATTTTTAAAATAAAGCCCCAATGACTCTCTCTTCATTTACATAAATATCAACTAAACAGCCATTCCTATCTACTGTGCTGTAAAACTGTACTCTCGTGTCTACACCAAATTTTGAACTACTACTATTTAAACAATATGTTTGAATCTGACTATTAATTCTCTGTGCAATAACAGATTCATTTAATACTAAAGAAAAGACAAGATCATCTAAATTACATCCCATATTAGGAGAACCTAGTACATCGCCTTCTCTCGTAAATAAGCAATTCTCTATCTTAAGAATAAGTTGTTGTAATTGATCTGTAACCTCAATAACGTCATCGTTATACTTCGGTGCATCTATGTCTCTACTGTATATTTCTTTAATCATTGAGAATATTCTTTTATTATATATTCTCTACATTTTTTGAGGGTCTTATATTATATTTTATCCAGTGTAAAAATAGTCTACACCCTCATCTCCTTTTATCTCTTCAATGATAGCATCAACTTCTTCTCGCCCTTCACCAGAAATTAAATCATAATTAATAGTAATATTACCAGGTAAATTAAATTGGAATGTACCAAGTATTCTGGAGAGTTGTATTTTTGCCATCCCAATACAGTATCTTATGAATGCCTCGTCTTGAAAAAGATCACAATCAGGAATAGTATTATAAACCTGAAATATACATGCACCTTCTTTAGGTAGCTCTCCCATAAATCTAAACTTCTTAGTTAGCCTATTATAGTTATATGATATTTGAGCTTGTAAAACTTGCCTTGCGGTATCTATAAACTTTGAATTAATTACATAATACATTAATTCCTCAGACCCAATTCCTGCGCCATACACATCGGAGTAAATAAACTTATCTAATGAAAAATCTACATCACCAGCAGAAAATGAATCATTTCCAAATCCACCATCTTCACCAGAGAATCCATTTATTTGAAAAACATTATTAACTGCCCAAACAGTAGGAGGCATTTTTACAACACCCCTAGGATTATTTACATCCTTCTCGCTTAATGTATTTCCACCATCATTATGACTAACGCCTTGTCTAAAATCAGATTCAGCCCATGCAGACCTAGGTAATGCAATAAACATCTCCTCTACACTATCCTCATATATTTTATAAAAGTAATCTTTTGCTCTATTGATAATATGAGCCAATTCTTTTTTAGGTACCGTAAAAGGTATTTGGCAACCAACGGTTAAGTCGTCGTTGATCTCTTTAATGAGTGCATCTAAACATGCAGCAGAATCTGGGTTGCAGTAACTTTTATTTGCCATCTTTACTTAATTTTTTCTATTTCTATTATCTCGGTGTTATCACTAAATCTTGCAAGAGGTGTAGCACGACCTTGTCTAAATATACCACCATTCATCTCTCCACTAAATACCCCTCTCCTACCAAATACATAACTGTCTTGGCATACTACATTTTTACTAACATAAGATTCCTCTATTTTAGAATCCTCTGCAATAGTTGCACCAAAAAGATTAGATTCAAATACGGATGAATTTTTCAAATCACAACCAAAAATATCACAGTTAACAATATTACCTTGAATAACCGAGTCTACAATATCAACCCCACTTATTTCAAAACACCTCATTAACTTAGCATCTTTAATCTGTATTCTACCTGTATCCGCATCATAATTAATTAAACCTTCATTCATATCAGCCTTAGTAATTAAATCAAAAATCTTCTCTCTAATTTTAGGATAATACATTTCTACAATTTGATCGTATGTTTGAAGATCAATCATTAAATGAATATCAGGAAATTTTTCTTTAAATGATTGATAGGTTCGATAAGATTCAATAACAGTTTTATGTTTTTCTAAAATCTTATCCAAAACTTTTAAGTCTGTTTCATTATAACGTGGATTAGCTAAAGTTTCATATAATGAAGTAATAAAATGTTCCGTCATTGAAAGTATAGTAGAATACTTATTTTGGTAATCTTTACCACCTAAATATCTAAATTCAATATAACCCTTGGGTAATTTACCAAAATTAATTCCATAATACTTCTCCTTAACAAACATATAGTTTTTCCAGAGACTTTTTTCTGGGGAAGGTTGAGTCATACCACTCAAAGGAACAATAAACTTTATAGATTTTGCATAAACTGATTCTCTCCTGTTTGGAAAGGCTTCATATACTCTATTCTCATCAAAGTTAAGTACAAATTTACCTATATCTAATTTAGACATATTTACAGTAGGTCCTAGCTTCTTTCCATCAAATGCAATATTAATATGAATAGAGCACCTTTCATTTGTGCTACCATTTTCTCTAATCCATTTTAATGTTTTAGCCATAACTAACTTAGCCTCAACAAAATGTAATGGGCCAGTTACTAATTCAATCATCCCAGTTCCACCGGAATTATCTGGTTCTAATTTAAAGGTATTTTCCGTAGGTGTAAAGTCACTATGGGCTTTTTCTTCTATTCGGATTTTCTTATTTAAAGACTGTGATAAGCTCTCCTTTGTTAAATCTAAGTTTTCATTTGAAAAGAACTCAAATTCAAAACCGATCTTTGAAGAGTGCATAGCATTAAGTTGTTCGTTAGAATACATATTTATCCTGATTTGTTTATATATTCCAAACCAGGATATAGGTTATACTAAGTTCATAGTAATCTTGCGATCACTAACATTTACACTACCTATCTTAACTTTGATAGTATCACCTTTAGTAAGTTCTATATTCTTAAGCTTGGTTTTATGAACTAAACCACTTATGCCTTTTTCTAATTCTACAAAAGCACCATATTTAGTTACTTTAGTTACTTTACCATCGGCAATCATCATAGGCTTATACTTTTCATCAGCACCATCCCATAAATCAATTTTAGGACCGACTTGGCTTAGTATGATTTTTCTATCTGAAATAACTTCCTTTGTCCAAAAACTAATTTCATCACCTGGCTTAATACTTCTCTTATCAAATAACTGTAATGTAGATTCATCCAATTCATTTTTAGGTATAAGACCAGTTAGAGATTCATTAAATTCTGCAAATACACCAAACTTAGTTGCTCCAGTTACAATCCCTGTAATATGTTCTTTAATATTTTCTCTAAGATCTTCAACGGCAGAAGGTATCATTGTTCTTAAATATTCTCTATGAGATACTACTATTGTTTGTTTGTCATTAGAGTATGTTATAGGCATTACAATTAACTCTTTACCTACAAGCTTTTCAAAATTCTGTATTTTATTTAATCCTCCCAAAGAACCTGGCATAAAACATTGTACACCACCAACCTCAACCCAGTAACCACCATGTATAAGTTCTTTAACCCTACCGGTAAAACCAACACTCTTATTACCAATTGCGTTATAAATTTCATTTCTTTTTACTTCATCCATAGCATCACTTATAGAAGCATAAAGAATACCTTGTTTTGAACTCTTAACCTTTATATCAACTATCATATCTACTGCTAATTGATCAACGATGTCTTTAGATTCTTTACTTAAAATACAAACAGCAGTATTCTTTTTAGAAACATCAACTAAAGCTTCTACCTTAACCTCAACTTCTTCACCATCAATAATTTCCTTTTGTGTTTTAATAGAAATAATCTGACCTTGTGTTATGTAATTGTTATCCTCTTCAGACATTGTTAGTCTCTTGACTTCTTCATCTGCTAAGTCATACATTGCCATTACTTCTTCTGCATACGGTTCAGTACACATCAATTTCGTTCCTCTAGGTACCATTACCTTTACTGTCCTCTCGTCAAATGGATCATCTGGATTTTGTATTGTGATTTCTTGTTCAATCATTATTTTTTTATTAAGAGTGTTATTATAGATTATATATTATTCGGTTTAGATTTAATTATTATACCTTTAGATATTAAATAGTTTAAGATTATGCAATAAGAGCTGGTGGTGAAGGCGATGTTGTTGCACCGGCCTGTGCAGCAGGAGAACCTGCAGTTGCCACAGTCTGTCCTGGTGGTGTGATTATGGTTTGTGTTCTTATATAAGCATCAACAGCGGTAGAAATACCAGGGCCTGCTATGTTAGAAAATACTATTGATGCTGATGCTATTGCAGCAGTTAAGCTAAGGGCCTCGTTATCATTTCCTGTCTTTGGGCTTGTTTTAACTACAGCAACAAAATCTGTCATTGCTGCTGCGAATGCCGCATTTAATGTAGTCTTTATAGCGGCGTCTAATACAGGTTTTACTAATGGCATATTTTTTAGTTTTTATTAGTTTATATATTTATAGAGTTTTAACTTGCTTCTGGCTTAATTCCTTTGCAGTCATTGCATTACCGGTTGCTGGTGGTGGAGAGGTTGGTGCTCCTAAGTTTCCAATGTGAGTATGCTTATTAAATAGAGTCATAAATGTATCTCCTAGTACTACCTTTTCAACGGCACCTTCTCCTAATTCAATAGATGAGGCATGATTTATAACTGTATTAGTACAATTAATTAAAGCATCCTCACAATTAATCTCGGTATTAGCCCCACTATTAATTGTAAATT